AAAATCATCTTCTCTTGTAGGGTATCTATGAAAAAATTCTCTGAAATCTAGATTTTCTATCATAGTATCTTTTAATTTATCTCTGCTAGTTTTTAGACAAGTCCACATTTTATCGTTCCATTCAGCTTCTTTACCTATAGGATTATGGAAGTTTGTATTAAAGGCGTTCTTTATGATATAGAAGTATTTTGCTGCTCTTAAAGAGTTTGGCATATTTGCATACTTAATGTCATTCTTTAACTCATTCTTAAATTCATCATATAATGTTCGACTTTTCAATAAAGCTTCACAATCTTGTATGAATATTTCATAATAGTGCATTACTGTTAAATATAGATTTATCAAGTCATTATGTTTATCATTAAGGACATTTAATTTTGCTTTTCTTTTTCTAAAAAACATACTGCCACCGCCAAGAAAGACTTCAATATATCTGTTATGTGGAGGAATCATAGGTATTAATCTTCTGCTTAATTCAAATTTCCCACCCATATACGGAATTATCACAGGACATTCCCACCATCTAGGATCAGGCATCTTTATAACTTTGTATCCAATCTGTTAGAAATTTTCTTGACATATCTCTACTGATTTCAAAAGTTTCTTCAATATAACTAACTGCCCCAAACATATTAATTTCACCAGATTCTCTTAATTCTTCTAAATATTCAAATACATCTGCTTTCATTTCATCGTATTGCCAATCTGTTTGATATTCTTCTACTTTATCTATTTCTTCAAATAGCATTTATTTCTCCTTTTAATTATAGGCTGGTGTGGATAGTTACAACGCATCAAGTTACAAGGTTCCTGTTAAGGACATAGTTGGACTTTAGCATACACGCATCACCACTACCAGCCTAATATATTATTATGTTTAAGCTTTGGCGACTGCTTTAGCCCATTTGGTTACGCTTGGAAATATTTTCTTTTCCAAAGAATGTGTTGATTGATATTGTCTTTTCATTTTATGTGTAGATAGATAAGTTGCACAATTCAGTAAATCCCAATAATTTTTTGGAGATTTTGCTATTAAATATTCAACTAGAAATTCAGACATTTGAAAAGGAAACATTTCTACTAATTTTACTATATGTTTTTCATCTAATTGAGTATCTGATAGTAATTCAAATTTATCTCCTACATTTAAACTATGTGTAATTGTTGTTTCAATAGCTTCTTCAAGATTATCAAGATTTTTATTATTAATATTATGTTTGAAATTAGTTTGTCCAAGAGTTACTCCTATTACAAGTCCATTACTGCATACAAGTCTAAAAGCACCAGCAAGAACATGAACTTGGAGAGTTCCATCATAACTATTTTTAAGTATAACTTCTGGATTTAATACATCACCATCTGCTATCTTTATTTCGACCCCAGGTATTCTCCATTTCCATACTGATTTAGTGCCTTGACCAAATGTTACGGATTCTATTAGTTCAGCCTTATGTGGCTTTAATAGTGGGACTGCTGTATCTATTAGTTCTTTATTACTTACTACCTTGTATTCACTTGTCATACAACTGAGTATTTCATTTGTGTCTTCTCTTATTATGAATTTATACCCAGTTTCTAATCCATGTTTAGTATGGTTTTCTATAGCTGGTACTTCTTTTACTGGAAATAATGTATCTGTTAACATTTTAATTCTCCTCTATTTTAACTATTGATGGGGGCTTTCCTATCATTAGTCGTTCATTTTTACTGACTGTATCTCTATTATTGTGATGATTATTTATCACAGCAGCCAAATATTTGAATCCTTTTCCAGAAAATACTGGTTTTTTATTCTCCAAATATCTTGTAATAGCCCAGTCTACAATTTCATCTTTTATTTTTGATATTCCCTGATAAAAATAATATTCTTTTATTAAACTGTTATCACTTGGCACATTTGTCTGTATAAAATTAACAACTCGTCTTAGTAATTTCTTAGTATGTCTTGACCGTTTACTTCTTAATTCACGAATTTTCTTAGATGGATTATATTGTGTTTCGTTTGTATAGCCACAACAAGGACATTTCATTTTTTATATTCTCTATATTTTACTTTAGTTCTACATCTTTTACATATCTTACCCATTCTTAAATAAACTTCTCCATAATATTTACCGCATTTACATCTTGGATTTTTTATAGTCATTCTTCTTCTCTATATCCTATTGATTGTATCATATTAGCTTTCTTTCTTATTTTTTCTTCTCTTATTCTGTCATCTAAATCAATAAAGTCATTTTCATCTCCAGTATCTCTGTATTCAATAAAATCCTTATTCTGTTCATCAGCTGTTGTAGGTTCTCCATCAAGAGCAGTTTTAGCAAGGTCTTCAATCATCCCATAATTATCTCTTAAATCACAACATTTAATAATTTCTTTTAAAGCATCTTCATACCATGTTATCCTTGTTTCAAGTTCTCTTACGGTTCCTGCTATATTCTTATTACCTTCTTCATAAGCCTGTTCACATTTATCACATATTCCTGTATTATTCATTGTATGTTTATCGCACCAGTGACATAGAAATGGAGTAGGCATTATTTATTGTCCTTTATTTTATTTTGTATATGTACATCTATGCTAGAATCTAAAATATTATTCAATTTACTAAATGCATCAGTTTCTTTTTTAAGTCTTATCTCTTTATGTGCCTCTAAAAATCCATTTGCCATTTCAGTACTGCCAAGTTCTTCTATTAATGCTTTTTTATCTTCTTTTTCACATAAGTAATGTATATAAGACATTTTACTCATTTTACTCATTCTCTATTTTTTCAGTGAATAAATAATTTACAGTTGTACTTATGTCATCTATTTTGTGTTCCATACGATTTAATCTCCACAAAATACTAAGTAACATCATTAACATCATTAACATTGTAAATTCCCAATATGGGAAATATTCTGTGCTAAATAGTGCTTCCCAATAATATCTCATTTCTTACTCCTTTGGTGTTTTGTTATAAAATCATCAATGCATCTTTTTCCCATGCTAAACAGCATACAAAATGCAAAAATTACTATTGTCCATATTAATGCTGCTATTCCAAGTATAAATATATTTGCTATCCATTCTGCTATGTTCACGATTATCATTTTCCCTCCTGAGCTATTCTTTCATCTTCCAATAATGCATCTGTGTCTTTGTCACCAGTTACAACAGGTATATCTTCATACATCCCAGATGCCCACATTAATCCTAGTATAAATCCATGATTTACGCTACTTGCAGCTTCACTTCCATTTTTATAATGTAATTGTTGCCTACGAATAATTTCTAACATTATTTCGTCTTTATGTTTAACATAAATTTTAGCTTTACTCATTTTACACTCCTCGTTTATTTTAATAATTTTAGAGAAGAGAGGGCTGACCTTTTCCATGCCCCACAGGTACCAATGGACACTACTCTTCTCTATATGAAAGATATTCTTTAGTGCCAACCAAAGACACAAGAGTCATCCTCTTTTTGCTAATTTAATATCTTTCAAATTTCAAAAACTTCTGTTTCTGCTGCTATTATAGTTTTTCCAAGCGTCATACTATCACTACTTAAAATTATAACTTTTGCATTTGTATCACATTCCAATAAAATTCCTTTACACACGCCAGTACTAAAAATTGCTCCAGGCTCTAGGTCTTTTAAATATTTATATCCCTTAGCAGGTTTCCATATTGGTTTATCTTTTAAAGCTTTAGCTGCCAAATTCTTTATTTTTTTAGGAGTTATTAGTTTTTTCATAGATTTTGTTAATTTTATAAAGTTCATGTAACAGCTCATCATATTTTACTTTTTGCTTTTCATCTTTTTCATATTCTTTACGATTATGTAGAGCGTTCATTATTAATTCAGCATCTTCCTGTTTTTCAAAGACTAATACTGGTACTTGCATAGATTTTGCCATAATATCCTCATTCTATAAAGCCGAAAGGAAGAACAAAAAGGAGACAAACTAAATAAAAGTTCTTCCTTCGACTTCGGGTTGTGGTTGGTATGCTAGAAGGGTAAATCGTCCGATGATACTTCATCAGCAGATAGTGTATCCCCATCGGACCATGGGAAAGCATCAAATACTTTCCAAACGAACCGCTGTTCACCATCTTTTTCGTATTCTTCCTTACCTAACTTAATAAAACATGGATGTCCAATGACATCTGTTTCTTCAACTAAAGCAAGAGTGGTATTTCCTGTCTTTTTATTTACAGGGAAGACAACACCAAGAATTTCAAAGAATTCCTTATATTGTCTATTTCTCCAACCTTGTCCATCTTCAGGATTAGGTGTCAACCATATCCCCTTAGACCCAAATCTTTTGCCTTTTAAATAAGCTCCAGATATAGTCATAGGTGTTCCATCTTCATTATTTTCCTGGTGTAATGTACCATCACCATTTTTAACAAGTTTTGGAACTTTAGTATTCGTAACTTCATCTGCTACAATAAATGTTACATTGAACACAGTTTGTTCTCCCGCTTTTGTTTGCAAGTCTTTAGACTCAAGACCAGCTACATGAGCAGGGTATATCCCAGGGGCAATAGGTATTAAGCCATCTGTGGATTCATTATATTCGGTATTTGCCATTTTAATCATGGTATTTATTCCTTTATTATGATTTTGTTTTTGTTGTTTGTGCGTACTCGTTTACAAGAGTATTGAACTTCTCTTTAAGCTCTATCATTCGCTTTGAATATTTGTCTTTACCGATGCCTTGAAAGTATAGCTGAGGTGAAACAAGTTTACCACTAGCTGTTTTTAAGAACTTCTTATTATTTCTTCGAGTAGAAATCAGTCCTTTTTCTTGCATGACTTTTACGGTGGATTCCTTTAAGATGCCTGCTTTTTGCAACTCTTGAGATTCCTTTACTGTTAGTTTTCCCATTTTATGTTACTCCTTATCTGTTATGAGGTCTTCGGGCATAGGAAATTGACCGTTTTCCTCTATTGTAAATGAATTATAACTGACATTAACTGTTATTTGTGAACCATTTCCATCTTCAAAACACATCATATTTTTGCCATAGAAGTTTTTAGTACCTTTAAATATTACTCTGTTAAATATTTTACCATCATTTTGTCCAACATCATATTCTTGCCCTTCTGTTAACATTTCACTTTCATTTGCATTAAATGGTTTCATTTTGCCATCCTTTCCAGTTTTGCTAAACTGGCTTTATAGTTTGATGTATTAATTTGACTATCATCTATTTTTTTAGCTATTTCAAATGCCATATCTTTACCTATCTTTTTTGCAGTTGTCATTAATCTTTCATATTGAGTATCATCAAGAGTAGGGTCTTCACTTCTGTATACATCCGCAGCTATATCAAGATAAACATTAAGAGCTTTTTTCATACAATCTGTATTAGCTGATTTAATATCGTTTCCAATATCTACAAATTCAGATGTACCTCTTTTAGTTTGTATTCTATGAGCAGCTACCATATCTCCTTCTCTCCAAACTCCATTATCAAACCATTTTAATCTGCCATGTACTACATATGCGTTGCTACCTAATGCCTCACCTTTAATAATAGTCCAAGACCAGCCTGGAAATTGTTCATTCGCAATATTTTTCATATAACTGAGTTCGACATAATCAAAACCTTGTTTTTTCTTTATTAATCCTTTTGGTGTTTCTATTTTTCCTATTTCTTTATGCTGTCTTGTTATTTTTTTCAATTCCATTTTTACTGTATCTATTGAACCATTTTGTATGACTTCTAAATCATTCATGATTACTCCCTGTTTTTTGTTTTTCATATGATTCTGTGCTAAGATTATTACAACCTTTACAAGTTTTTCTTTCTAATCCATAAGTAGGAAGATGTGTATAGAATAAAATTCCACCATCTGTTCCTATTTCCCATGTTTTTTTACATTCAAGACAATATTTTAATGTACCCCATTTTCTATTCGGATAATTTTTCAATTAGATACCCTTGCAATGTATATCTTTGAACCCACAATATCTACATTCCCAATTTTCCATAGGGACACCATATGTTCCAGGCTCTAATGATTCAATTGTTTCATGTTCTGTGTAATCATTCAATTCTTCCCAGTATTCAAGAGCAGTATCAATCCATTTATTATCAATATACTCTTCTCGCATAGCACTTGTATCTTTATTATACCACAGCAAAGATAGTTCTATGCTATCTATATTTTTTTCCTTTGCAAAAGCCATTCCATAAGTTGCAACCTGCATATTATAATTAGGATTACCCTTCTTATCTGGTTTTCTGCCAAATTTCATACGCCATTTATAACTGGCACAAGTTTTTATATCTACAACTTTTACTTGATTTGTTTTTTGGCTTGAAATTCCTATATCTAAATGACCAATTAAATTTAAATCTGGTACTTCAATCATATGTTCCATAACTATATCTATATCATCAGCAGATTGATTCATATAACTTGAATTTTCATCGTTCATATAATTTGTTATTGCACTCTGTATATCTTCATGAACAATTGTGCCTAATCTTAAAAGTCTCATTACCCTGTCATCCATAGGTGGCTCTTGGATTTTAGCTCTTCTCAATAACTGTTTCTTAAAACAACTTCCTGCTGATGATGCACTAAAGAAACCATCAAATTTATTATATTTTTCTCTGTTTTTTTCTTGTTGATTTACAAGATTTTGGGCGTAAATATCCTCTACATTAATCATTGTTTTCTCCTTTTAAAACGCCCCCAAATTTAATAATAATAAAACTTAGGGGCATTAACTATTTAGTAATATTGCCTAGATGAACGCATTTCTCTGGCTTTTTCAACTCTTCCTTTATAAACTGTATCATCTCTTAAAGAAGGGTTCTTTTGTTGTAATTTTCGTCTGCATCTAGTGACTGATTCAGATTTGGTAAGACTTCCTTTTCTTAATAAATCAAGAAATGTGATTGCTGTCATTTCATTAACAGAACCATATGTGATTCTTTTTATATCGTCATACCATATTCTTGCGATTAAATCAAGGTCTGATGTTTGATACTTCTTATCTTCAGACAATAATCTTTTAACACGCAAGTCAAGATGTTTTCCTTTTAACATATTTCAAATCCTCCTGATTCTTGACAAAATGAAGCAAATTGCATAATATATTTTCTAGATGGAGGATAACTGCCTGTCCAATCTTCTTTTGCATATATTTCTTCCCATTTTTTATGGTCATCTTTATCATAGTCTTTTGGAGGAGTGCCTACACCATATTTTAAACTCATTTCATTTTGAAATTCCTTTAATTCTAAACGAACTTTTTCATTATGTTTTTTCGCTTTTTTAAAAGGAATCATCATTTCATCTTCCCAATCCTGTATAAAGCCACTTTTGTCCAATTTTCTTAATCTTGATGCTATTTTAAGAGCTTTGGTTTTACTTATTTGTTCCCCACTATTTGAACAGCCTTTATCACAATCGTCTTCAGATAGAAAATCACAAAAGCAACAAACAAAATTCCATATAGGTCTCCAAAACCAAACATTGGCTCGAAAATATTCCCCAGGATTGTCCCTTTCATATTGTTCTCTTGCTTTAAAATGTAGTTTTCTATCTTTATCTGACATTTTTTCCCATTCTACCCATCCATTTTCATCAGCAAATCTTGTTAGTATCTCTGATGCTTCTGTATTTTTTTGTGGATTTAATCCGTAGATATCATACCCCATTATTATTCTCCTTTTTTGTTATTTGTAAAATTTTTGTTAAATAATCTTCTGCACTTTTATCATCTTTAGCCCAAAAAATACTTCCTTTGTGTTTGCCAAAATTGTGAGTCACAGGGACTTCATATCTTATAAAACCTTTTGCAATGTGATGTGGTGTATCTTTTCTTTTTACCATAGTATTTACCTTTTTACTGTTATGTTAATGAAAAATTGGGCGAACATTGTAGTTGTGGATAATACATGACCAATCGAAGAAATCCTGTATAATCACTGCTCGCCCAAAAACATGAGAAAGACCACGCTAGTATACGATTGCATTGCTCTCTAACTATTAACGGAGATCTGAATTAATGGCATACTTGGGGTAACCATTAACCATTTCGGTGGTTTTAAACCCGTAAACTTCCTCATTTAGGGATGCGGAGTCCCTTTAATATAATCTTATATGTTGTTTTTCTTGTCTTCTGTAATTATAAATATCTTCAATCATCAAAAGATAATCTCTTTGAGTATCTTTCTTCATGAATCTATCTGGCAGAACACTTACTTTATGTACCATTTGGTCATGGTTAAAGTCTGGATGAGTAAGACAATCAATATATGATAATACAAAAGTTCTATGTCTAAAAACTTTATTATCAAATTGTTTGAATTCCATAATTTTATCCAAAATACTTTGGACTTCACCTATACTTTGTTTCACTTCAAAAGTGCCAAGTTTAAAATCTTTATAGATTGACTTGGTATTTTCACCAGATAGTAATATCAATAAGGTTGAGATAGGATAATGATATTTTTTGAAGAAACTATGTACTATTATATAATCTTCAAAACCCCTAACACAATAATGATTTAAAACATCTTCTGGTGCCCATCTTTTAGGGACAGAATTGAATCTGCCTATATCATCAATAGTCATTTTAGTGAAAATATATCTAATGGGAAGCTCAAGTCTTTCATAAGCAACAACTGTATGCTGACCCTCCATTATTTCAAATTTCCTATTGACTTTAACTGGATTTTCAATAGAAAGGTCTTTATTTGAGATTTCTTCCATTACTTCCTTAACATGAACTTCACTTAAATCCCTGTTAGCCTCAACGAATTTAAACTTATCATAATTATATGATAGATAATGTTGTGGACTTTTTGCCTTTTGGTCTTTTCTGAATGTTCCCATGATGCTACTCCTCGATTATAGCCTCTTATAAAGGCTCTGTTTTGGTATTGACAAATCTTATTCTACAAGTATCTAATAATAAAATAGCATCCTTGCTTTGAGCATAAACATCAACCACTTTATCTGGATATTTTTCCATTATTTCTTTGATTGTGATTTTCTCAAGAATAAAATTCCCTGATAGTGTTAAATCTTGTTTTTTTAGTATTTTCTTCAATTTAGACTCCCAATAATCTGGTTAATGAAACAATGACAACTACAAAAAAGAGGATAATTACAATTACCTCAAAATACATATTTATAAAATCAACTATTCTATCTATCATAATGGATACCCCGTGAAAGCGTCTGTCATTAATCCTGCGCTTTTTTCTATATCTAAATAAGGTAATTCTCCACCTATCATACCACCATGCTTTTGCAATACATTATAAACAACTATTGCTGGGACATAAGCATATATTCCATTTGAATCAGCGTATTTTTTTAACAATGGCTCTGGTCTAGAAGGATAACCAATTTCAACTTCTGTATATTTATTTTCAATGCCATTTATTCTTGGTGTACAATAATGAGTGCGAGATGCCTGTACTGACATTTTAAAACCATCAGCACATATTATTTCTTGCCTATTGTCTTGTTGTTCCAATTTTTCACGAACTATATCAGGAACTTCAAAAGGGAAATGTGAATTTTTCATAGTTATTCTTCCTCTTCTTGCATTTTAGAGGATATGATATTAGCCAATGTTTCATAGCCTTCATCATTCTTTTGAATAACATTACCAGCCATCATATATAGTATATGATAATGATTATCACATATAGTGATGCCGAAAATGTATTTGGTAGAATTATGTTTGCACCTACCAAAATCACCATGGATGTTGCATTGTGCTTTGCCTTTAAAATCTTCTATCATTTTGAGTTCTCCTTATCTTTTTTCTTTTTAGCTTCTGCAAGTCTATTAGCTTCTTCAATTCTTCTGATTCTAGCTCTTTCTTCAGCAATCTGATGATGCATATCTATATATTTAGCTTGAAGATTCTCACCTACTGCTTCACCAGCAAATGTATTAAGGGCAGCTCTCATCATATTATTCTTTCTTTGAATCTTTGTTCTACCTTTTAAAGCAAATTCATTATTTAGCTTTCTTTTTTCTGCTTTTCTAGCTTTACTATGTTTCATGTTACCAGTCTCCTTATGATTTATTAATACAACACTTCTTAAATTTCTTTCCACTACCACAATGACATGGCTCATTACGACCTATTTTGGTTTCGGCTATATAAGGTTTTATTTTCATTAATCCTGAACTGGGATAATGTCCATGTCTGTCTTTATATCTTTCCCTTGAAGCTTGAGCAATATCTGCTACGCTTAATGGGACTTTCATGATAATAGCGTAAATAATACAAATGCCATTCCCCATATGAATGAAACTGTGATAACTGCACATAATGCCAATATTGTTGCTTGACACATCATATCTATTAGTTTAGTAGTCATGTTATTATTCCTTATTAAATTGTTCTTCTTTATCTGAAAAGTGTTGAGCATTTCGTGTTTCACCAAAATCTTCTTCATATACTAATTTCTCATCTTCTTGCATTGTATCTAGTTTAATGAATTGTAAATGCTTTATACCGTGACCTTTGTGTAATTCTATAAATAATTCAACCATATCATCTATTCTTTCATCATTGACCAAAGGATATTCTTTTGATACTGTGTTATATAATATATATTCACCATCAATTACTGATTGTAGTTTACTGCGTATTAAATCTTTTGCTTCGGCTGTTAAAAAAGTTATTGCTTCAAGTGGATATTCCAATATTGAATGATGTCGAACCTTGTCTTTACTGTCTTTCATGTGATTACCCCTGTTATATTGGATTAAGAGAATATGTAGGTGTAGACACTTATATTGTATCTATACTACACACAACACGAAGGTAGTGGACGGCGTTCTTTATAAGCAACTCAATGCTCACCGTCTAATCATCGGTCTGGCATAGATAACCCAGTGCGATGACACTACCCAAGTGTATAGATCTTATATATTGTTACAAAAAAAACCCCCGAAGGGGGTTCTTTTAAGAAATTGTACCGTAGAAGGCACCTTTGTCCCACATTGCAAGCTCTGCTTTAGTGTTGGAAAGGATTTGACCTTTGGATTTGGCATTGACTGCGTACCAACATTCACCCGTGGCTTTGTTGATGAGCATTGGCCATGGTTCTTTAAGGGTGTAAGAAATGTCCGCACCTGAAACTGGGTCAAAGCCTTGGATGAACTTGTTGAAATACAAGACGATTGGTGAGAGGACAACTTTCTTTTTGGGTGCTTTCTTTTTAGTGTTAGCCATGAGATGACTCCTTTTAATGAAGGTTAACTGGTTAAGGAAAAATGGAAAACCCATTTTAGGGGTATGGGGTATGAGTATAGGTTGCTCTGCATTTGGATTCAATTTTTTCGGAAATTTGTTTTTGATTCATTTGACATCGTACCTAATTTCAAGGGCGAGTGGGTGGGAGATAAAGATAAATACAATAAATATAAAATATATAATATCTGTAGGGCAGGGTAATCTGTAAGGGTTAAATTTCACTATGGCTATACTAATAAAGGAACTTGCTGACTTACCATATGAAGGGATGAAATATGTACTGTCTCATATGTTAGATGACTATTTTCCTTTAGAGTTAAATGGGCGTGTCTTCCTAATTCCAAAAGAAGTAAATGATTTTATAGATTTACTATATACTCAAGTAAAAGAAAAGAAACAAAAGTCACCAAAACAACAATAATGCTTTTTGGAGAAATAAGGGGAGTAAAACATTGGATATACGAAGACCCTGATGAGTTTTCTAAAGAGACTGGTTTAACATATAAGTACTGGAAGGACTCACCACAGAAGGGCGATTGGGTTAAAGCTGATGATGGTGCTATATTACAGGTATTAAAATATGGGAATTTAAATCATCATGGGGACACGGATGGTTATAAATCAAACAGTGGATATGTACGAACAATTGTTGGGTCTTTCATTATTAACGAAAACTCATATATGGATTCTGATTTTTCACAACACCCCAATAGATACACATTTTCAAAAAAAATAAAAAATTCTAATGAAAATTTCTCTAAAAGAGAAAACATAACAATCAATGAAAAGCTGTTTATTACTGATGTCATAAGCGGGAAAGACGCTGTAACTGCTGTCAAGAATGTATATGGGACAGAAGGCTATAAAAAGGCTAAACATAAAGCTTTCGCATTACTAAAACAGGATAGAGTCATGAGTGAAATAGAAAAAGGCGTAATAGATGTGGCTAAGGGGCTTGGGATAGACCATGAATATGTCCTCACCACCTTAAAGAATCTAGCTGATAGAAGCGATGACGATAATGTTATTCTTCAATCTGCTAAAGAACTTGGGAAAATCATAGGTACAAGTGGAAAGACAATTAAACAAAAAGATATGGGGCTTATTGGTATGTTTGGAGGTTTCTCTCCTGAACAATTACAAGATGCCCAAAGAAAAGACATGACTTTGGAGATTGATGATGGCAAATCCTAATGATAAGGTTGTAGATGATTTTAGAAAGGATGATGATGGTAATATAATAGGCTGTCCTACCTGTGGTGCAAGAGCCATGAGGAAAGATGGCTTTTCTTATTATAGAGAAAGCAAAAAACAATGCTGGCATTGTAATGCTTGTAGTAAAAAAACATTAAATCCGACTATTATTGAGGAATCTCCATTTACAGTCGCTGACCGTGACCCTGAGATGATG